TGAAGTAACTGGTGGCGGAGCTTTCATTAATGGAGTTGATAATTCAGTAGTCGGATCAATAGTTACTTTATTAGTAGCTGCTATCATTCGCCATTGGGAAAAGAAAAAGATAAAAAAGAGAGCAAATAAAGAATAAAATTTTCTTATTGATTATCAATTAGTTAGCAATTATTATTAAAAATAGTTGCTTTTTTTTGTTGTTTATATTATAAATTGCTTTATATTTGCTTTATAATTAAAAACACAAACAATGAAAAACGCAATTGAAATAAAAGTAAAAGAAAGTTTTAAATCTGAATTTTTAACTGAAGTAAAAAAAATTGAAATTTATAATAATTATGCTGAATTATTATCTGAAAATAATATATGGTTTTATTGTAAAATAAATTCAAAAGGTGTTAAAAAAAACTCATGGAGAACATCACATTAAAAAAAATAATAGGTTACTCAAATGGAGTAGCCTATATTCTTTTAGATCATGATTTTTCAAACAATACAGGATTAATTGAAAACATAGGATTATTTGCTGTTTGGTGTAAATTTGATAAAATAATATTAATATGAATGCAAAAGAAAAAGCAAAAGAATTAATGACAAAATTTAATAATTATCATGATGCTGAAAAAAAAGAATATATAATTTATCAGTCATTAAAAGAAACTAAAAGATGTGCTTTAATTACTTGTGATGAAGTAATAAATGCAACACGAGTAACAAATGCTTGGTATATTGAAAATGTAGCTCATGAATATTGGAAAGAAGTTAAACAAGAAATTGAAAAATATTAAAAATTAAAAACAAAGAACATGAAAATCACAATCGAACGAAAAGAAAAAGTACAAATGGAAGTACAACTTCCGTTATTTACTAAACAACATTACCATTATTACATGGTAGAAGAAACAAGAACCACAGTATTATTTTTAGGGGAGTTTGAGCATTCAATACAAGTTACTCAACACATGATGCAATACCCATGCAGCTATGAGCAAATAACAGAAAAAGAATATAACGAAGTATATAACACAATTAAAAAACAAATTTATGAATAACTATAATCAAATAGAACTAAACAATAACCTTGAATACTGGTATGGTTATATAGATGCTAACTTAGTTAACTACAATAGAATTAATATAAGTAATGTAAGTTTAGATAATACAACAATGGAAATGTTTATAACAGATACTGAAACTCACTTTTGTTTTGACTTCTATAAAAAAGGTCAGGTAGTTGGAAAGCATAAAATCTTCATTGGAAATAACCAGTTAGAGTTTGATTGGAATTTACAGTTTAGTCAGGAACTAATTAAAATGTTTAAAAGCATAGATATTAAAAACCAAGTTATATTATAACTTACATCTTTGCGCTACTTTATAGCTACTTATTTAAAATTAAATTAAAAACAAATAAATGAAAATACCCGAAACAATTAAAACAAAAATGACAGAGTATTATACTCATGGAGACCACACAAAGCTAAAGCGTTATGGAATAACAAAGAAAAAGTATTTCAGCTTAGTTACAATCGGTAAGGCTTTTAAAGAAGGCGAATGTAAAGATGAACTATTGGATATAATTGATGAATTTTATAACTTAAAAATTAAAAAATATGGAAAATAAATTTTATATAGAAGGCTTAACTAGAAGAAGTTTGTATGCCTTAAATGATATACATCAAAAAGAAAGTGAGCTTTATGATACTGCTGAAAAATTAGCAGAATTAAAAAGATTAGAACTTTATGACCAAAATTTAACAGAAAAATACTATCTCCTTCAAAATCAGATAGAAACAATTACTGATAATTTTTTAAATTATAATTCAGTTAAAAATTAATTATTAAATTTGCAATATGAAAACACAAGAACAAGCAATCCTAGATGCCTTATTAGGTGGGCAAGTTATTACAGGCTCAAATGCCTATCAAATAACTAAAAAAGAATGTGCCTGTGGCACACTTAACCTTCACAAAGTATTAGCAAAAATTAGAAAGAAAGGTTACACTATTAATGAGGAATGGTGCATCAACTCTAAATCTAATACACGTTTTAAAGAATTTACAATAACAAACAAAAAACAAAAGAAAAATGGAAACTAAATTAAACAGTGGCGCAATCTTCAAGAATGACAAAAAAACATCTGAAAAAGCCCCAGACTACAAAGGCAAAGTAAACGTAAATGGTAAAGAAATGGAAATCAGTTTATGGTTTAAAGAAAGCCAAAAAGGTTTTAAGTATTTCAGCGCATCATTTCAAGAACCATTTAAAAAAGATAATGAAACAAAGACTTACTCAAATGAAACAAAGTACACGCCTAAAATAGACGAAGATTCATTACCATTTTAGTCTATTCACTACAAAAAAGTAAAAATAAAAAGAATTAAATCAATCTATTATGAAAACACAGGAACAAACACAGCAAAAAGAAATTAATGTAATAATTAATATTCAATCTGAATTAAAAGTGCCAAAAGGAAACTATAACTCATTTGGTAAATACAAGTATAGAAGTGCGGAAGATATACTTGAAGCTTTAAAACCTTTACTTAAAAAATATAATGTAATATTAAAATTATCAGATACTATTAAGGTAATTGGTAATAAGATATTTTTAAAATCAACAGCAAAAATTTGGTTTGGCGAAGGACATAAAAGTGTTGCTGTATCTTTTGGATTTGCAGAACTTTCAGAACACAAAGGAATGAGTGCAGAACAGGCAACAGGCACAGCTTCAAGTTACGCTCGTAAATATGCTTTAAATGGTTTATTCTTAATTGATGAAACAGAAAGTGATGCTGACCATGATAATAAAAAAGAGGTTGCCCGTAAACCTGTTTTAAATGCAGATACAGAGGCTTTCGGTAAGGCAGTTGAGTATTTAATGAAAGGTGGCTCAATAGATGCTATAAAGCAAAAATATGAGGTTAGTCAAGAAGTTGAGGTTAAACTTTTAAAATCAATTTAAAAAGGTTACAATTTGTAACCAGTTAAAAAAAAAATAAATTAAAAATAAATTATGGAAAGCACAATTGTTAATTGGTCAGTAGTGAATGAAGAGCAAATTTATGATGTATTTCTTAAAATGACATATTTTGAAGATATGTCTAAAAAATGCAATTATTCAATTAAAAAATTTCATTCAGATGTTGTTGGTTTTGGTATTAAACATAAAGCACTAAAATCAGACTGGGATGTAAAAAATTTTGTTTTTGAATTGATAAACATTCCTTTTGATTATGAAAATATGACTGACAAACAAATGAAGTTTTTAAGAGCAATTTCAAAAAGATATTTAATAACTCCTTTAAAATTTAAGTTAGAAGATTATGCTAATGAAAAAAAACAAATGAAATATAATTAATTATGGAAAGCACAATTGAAATATACAGCCCTGAATGGTTTATAAACCGACAAGGTAATTTCACCGGAAGTGAGATTTGGAAGTTAATGAGTGAAGCACGTTCTAAAAAGGACGTGCTATCTAAAACAGCAGAAACTTATATACTCGAAAAAGTATGGGAAAAGTTAAGCGGAGAAGTTAAACAAGGTATTAATAACATGGCAACTGAATTTGGAAACGATAACGAGCCTATTGCTAAGAAATTCTACACATCTGTAACTGGAAACGAAATAGTAGAAAGTAAATTGCTTTACTCAAATGAAATAGATGGTTTAACAGGTAGTCCTGATGGCTTAGTAGGTGAAGATGGGTTAATTGAAATAAAATGCCCTTACAATGGCGCAAATCATTTAAAACATTGCTTTATAACCAATGATGAAACTTTCTTAAGTGAACAGCCTGAATACTATTACCAAATGCAATGCTATATGTTATTATCAGGCAGAAAGTGGTGTGATTTCGTTTCTTTTGATCCTCGTATTATTTCTGACTTAGGATTGTTTATTTACAGGGTAAATGCTAATGAAGAGGTAATTGAAAAGATGACTGAGAAAGTAAAGTTAGCAAGGGAATTATTTAATCAATATTTTGAATCTTTTAATGGAAAGAAAGGTTAAAAATAAAAAGTGTAAGGAGTGCGGTGGAAACTTCACTCCTTTTAAAACCACTCAAGTTGTTTGCGGTGCTAAATGTGCAGCTAAATTAGCAGAAACTAAGGTATGGAAGGAAAAGAAAAAGGTTATGATTGAAAACACCCGTACCCGCACAGAATGGCTTAGTTTACTTCAAATAGTCTTTAACAAGTATATTCGATTAAGGGATGCTAATAAACCATGCATTTCATGTGAAAGACCATTAACAAATAAATTTGATGCTGGACATTTTCTTAGTGTTGGAAGCTATCCAAACTTAAGGTTTAATGAAGATAACGTACATGGGCAATGTGTTTACTGCAATCAGCATCAGCATGGAAATCAAATCGAATACGGGTTAAGATTACCTTTAAGAATAGGCAATGATGCTTACAATAGACTAATGAATAAAAGAGGTGATGCCCTTAAACTAACATTAGATGAAATCAAAGAATTAATTAAAATTTATAAATCAAAAATCAAAGAACATGGAAAAAGCACTAACAACTGAACAGGCAAAAGTAGAATTTGAATCACATCTTCTAATTGGTTTATTCAAATCAACAGTTGAGCAATCAACACAATTAACTGGTAAATTTAAACATAAAATGAAAGCTGATTTTAATCTATGGCAAAAACAAGGCTTTAAAATAGTTGAAGAACTTGAAAAAAGAAACATAACAGACGTTGAGTACTTAGATAAAATTGGTGATATTTACCATACTATGAACTCAAATATGCGTGATGAATTTTATAAAGGTTTGGAATAGTTCCACGCTTTGTTAAGATACCCACCCTATATACTTGCATATACATTTTTTTTAAAAAGATTTTTTTTGTAAAAATTTGGCAAAATAAAGCGTGAAAGCGTGGAAACCTTATTAATAAAGAGTTTTAATAAAATTAAAAGCGTGTTGAAAGCGGGGTAAAGCGGGGTAAAATATTTTAACATATTTTTTTGTTTTTATAAATAATAATTTTATATATTTGCATCAGCTTACCTCACATGAAACAATATTTTAAAAATCCAACCATTTACATTGCCGAGTGCTATTTCATAGCAGTGGGGTAAGCCTTTGTACTTGGTTGGTATTTTTTTTTAAATGAAAGTTACAATATTTAAAAATATAAAGGAAACTTCAACTCCATTTATTCGTGATGTTGATTTTATTCTAAATAGGATTAGGAATGGTAATTCTAAAGATTTGATTAATCAAATTAGAAAAGAAACTAATAAGGATTTAAGAAATAAACTTAAAAACAATTTACCTTCTATTTGTTTTTCAGGAATATTTAAAAATAGGGCTACTAATGGCTTATTAGAGCATAGTGGACTAATATGTTTAGACTTTGATAAATATTCAAATGAAAGTGATTTAAATGATTTTTATGAACATTTAAAGAATGATCCATTTACTTTTAGTTGTTTTATTTCACCAAGTGGTGATGGTATAAAGTTAATTGTTAAAATACCAAAAGAACCTGAAAACCATAAATTATACTTTGAAGCATTAGATGAATATTTTGATAATCAAAATTTTGATTCAGGAACTAATGATATAAGTCGAGTATGTTTTGAATCTTATGATCCTAATATTTATATTAATAAAGATTCTAAATTATGGGATAAAAAAGTTGAAAATAAGATATATTCTTATGAATCTAAAGCACCAACAATTAAACTTCAAAATGAAAATGAAATAATTAAAAGACTTTATGTTTGGTTTGAAAAGAATTTTGGAGTTATAGTTAATCAAAGAAATGTTAATGTATTTAAGTTTGCAGCTGCCTTATCTGACTTTGGAGTTAGTAAAATAGAAGCATTAAGATTTTGCAGCCAGTTTGCAACTGAAGGATTTGATAATAAAGAAATTGAAACTATTATTAATTCAGCATATAAGCGTGGTGCATCTAACTTTGGGATGAAATATTTTGAAGATAATGATACAATCAATTATGTTAAAAAAGAAATTAAGTCAGGTAAACAAATTGATGAAATAAAAAAGGCTTTACCAAATATAGATGAAGAATCATTAAAGATAATTAAAGACGATGCAACTATTTCTAACTTTTGGGAAATTACCAAAAAAGGTGTTAAGATTAATCATTATGATTTTAAGTTATGGCTACAATCAAATGGATTTTATAAGTATTATCCTGATGGAACTGAATCATTTATTTTTGTTAAAGTAGAAAATAACCTGGTTGATAATACCAATGAAGTTAAAATAAAAGATTTTGTTTTAAATGAAATGCTACAATCTTCTGAGCATTTAGTTTATCAATTTTTAGCAGACCGTTCAAAGTTTTTTAAAGAGGAATATTTAAATATATTAGATCCTATTGATTTAAAATTCAAAGAAGACACAATTGATTCATCATATATTTATTTTAATAATGGTGCTATTAATGTAAAAAAGAAAGGAATTAATCTAATTGATTATTTTGATTTGGATGGATTTGTATGGAAAAAACACATTATTGATTTTAATATTGAACACACTGATAATTTAGAATGTGATTTTAAAAAATTCATCAATTTAGTAAGCAATAAAGACGAACAAAGAGAAATGTCATTAATTACAACAATTGGTTATTTAATGCATTCTTTTAAAACATCTGCAAATAATAAAGCTGTTATTTTAAATGATGAAACAATAAGTGAGAATCCAAATGGTGGAAGTGGTAAAGGTATTTTTTGGAATGCTTTAAGTAAAGTTAAAAGAGTTGCAGATATAAATGGAAAGTCTTTTAGTTTTGATAAATCATTTGCTTATCAAACAGTTAGCGCAGATACTCAAATTTTAGTATTTGATGATGTACAAAAGAACTTTAAGTTTGAAAATCTATTCTCAATCATTACAGAAGGAATTACACTTGAAAAGAAAAACAAAGATGCTTTTAAAATACCAGTAAGCAAATCTCCTAAAATATTAATTACTACTAATTACACTATTGGTGGAGTTGGTGGATCATTTGAACGTAGAAAATGGGAACTTGAATTTTCTGCTCATTTTTCTTCAAAGCATACTCCATTAAATGAATTTGGCAGAATGCTTTTTGAGGAATGGGATAATGAAGAATGGATTAGATTTTACAACTATATGTTAAGATGCTTACAATTATATTTAATTAATGGTTTAGTATCTTATGATTTTCAAAATTTAGAAATAAGAAAATTTATTAAAGAAACTTCATTTGAATTTTATGAGTGGGTTAATGAAGGTATAATAAAACTTGAAGAAAGATTTGAAAAAAATTATTTATATAATACTTTTTTAGAAGATTATCCAGACTGGAGAAAGTTTAATTTATCTCAAAAAAGATTTTGGCAATGGATTGATAAATATTGTGAGTTTAAAAAAATTGAATGTGTTAAAAGTTATGATTCAATGGGTGGTAGAATAGTAATGTTTCAAGATGGAAATTAGAGATTATCAATTAGCAATTTCCATCAAAGCATGGAATAAATTAGCACTTTATAAAATAGTTTATATTGCTGCTGAAGTAAGAACTGGCAAAACAATTATGGCTTTAAATACAGCTAAATTGCATGGTGCTAAAAATGTTTTATTCTTAACTAAGAAAAAAGCTATTACAAGCATTGAGAATGATTATAAAGCAATGGGTTATGATTATCAACTAACAGTTATTAATAATGAATCTATACATAAAATAGAAGGAAATTTTGACTTATTAATTAGTGATGAACATCACAGAAATGGTGCTTTTCCTAAACCTAATAAAGTAACTAAATATATTAAAGAGAATTATAGTCATTTACCAATGATATTTTTAAGTGGAACACCACATCCTGAAAGTTATTCTCAAATTTACCATCAATTTTGGGTTAGCAATTATTCACCATTTCCTGAAAAAAACTTTTATAGATGGGCAGATAAATATGTAAATAAAAAAACTCTTTATGTATCTTATGGTGAAGCCATTGATTATTCAGATGCCAATAAAGATTTAATCTATAAAATTATAGGAAATTACATGATTACTTTTACTCAACAAAATGCAGGTTTCACAAGTAAAGTAAATGAAAATGTTTTAAGAGTTAAATTAAAGGAATCAACTTACAATGTAATTGATTTATTGAAAAATGATTTAGTAATACAAGGCAAAGAAGAAGAAGTGCTTGCAGATACACCAACTAAACTATTAACTAAATTACATCAGTTATATTCAGGAACAATTAAATTTGAAAGTGGAAATTCTAAGGTTATTGATTATTCAAAGGCTGAATTTATATATAAAAAATTCTTTGGACAAAAAATAGGCATATTTTACAAATTTAAAGAAGAATATAATGCTTTAAAATATATTTATGGAGATTTACTTACAACTGACTTATCAGAATTTGATAATTCAGATAAATGTATTGCTTTACAAATTGTTTCAGGTCGTGAAGGTATTAGTTTAAAAAATGCTGAATACTTAGTTTATTATAATATAGATTTTAGTGCTGTTTCTTACTGGCAATCTCGTGATCGACTTACAACTATGAATCGTTTAAGCAATGATGTTTTTTGGATATTTTCTGAAAATGGAATAGAAGATAAAATTTATAAGGCAGTATTAAATAAAAAAGATTATACAACTAAAATTTTTATGAATGATTTTGGAATCAAAAATACAAGCAAAATTAATTAAGGAATATGAAGCATTGGGTTATTATGTAATTAAATTAATTAATACAAATAAAAACGGAATCCCTGATTTAATGTGTTTAAAAGATGGTAAAGGATTTTTTGTTGAGGTTAAAAGTGAAAAAGGAAAAGTTGCACCATTGCAAAAATTCAGACATGAGGAATTATTAAAATTTGGATTTGAAACAATAACTAAAAACAAATAAACATGAAAACAAACAATCAAACAAATCTATCATTAATCTCAAAGACTGAATGGTGGGTAAAAAAATTAGATGTAAACTCAATAAGAGGAACATTCGACTGGAATCAATACATGAAA